CTTTTCCAGTTTGGAAGTGATGGTATCCAATGGTCCCAACAAGTCGCGGGTCTTTGTTGAGTGCTCGTTCAATCCGTTGCTCATGGTTTCCATAGAAGAAATACTTCTTGCAGTTGTGGGTGATTAGGTGGTTAAGGGTGGCAAATGCCGAGTTTCCTGCTGCAATGTCATCTTCGTATCGCTTCCCCTCCATCTTGAGGGAACCACGCTCGTCATGCGACGACAAAGATTCCATGTCGTAAGTGTCCCCGATGTTCACCACCACGTCAGGCTTGTAGTCGTTGATCGCGTAAGCAATCCATTCAAGGTGACGTGTAGGAACTCCCTTCTTCATTTGCAAATCACCGATTACCAAGTGGCGTTTAGTCATCGCTTAGGCACCGTTATTCTTGACTCAAAGCCACAAGACTTCCAGTACAGGTTCCAGTTACATTCACTAGTTACGTCCTTTTTGTAGTTAGGGTAGAAGAAGTAAAGGTGGGCAGATGCCGAGGATGTCATCACCAATCCCTTTCTTGCTTCATCAGTTCGTCAACACGCGCGTCATAATCCTCAGGATTCTTTGAAAGCCCTTCCATCCGGTCTTCACTTTCCCAAGCACCGTTTACACGGCACCAACGATAACGTAGTGCGTCACGACAAGCACCAGCATAGAACTCAGCAAGCCGGTCAAGTGTCGTTTTCAACTCTTCGTTTTCTTCTAGCAACTCTTCCTCTCGCTTGGTTTGCATAATGCTCCTTTCTGCTCTCAACAATTAACTATCTTTCTCTGAATTAAGAGAAGACATTATCATTTGAACAAGTCGTTCCACTTGTTCGTCATCTACATTTCTATATTCCACATAGATTTTCTCTCCTTTCAGGCCCTCTATTGTCCACTTTCTCAAATGAGTTGGCTTCCATCCTGCCCATCTCTTTCTTGTCATTCGCCCCCTCGCTTGAGTGTCAACAGAAAATAACCGTGGGCAAGAATCATCCCAACAACCACAACAGGCCACACTAGGTTCAACAGTTGACGACCGAGATTAAAGCTGGCGTCAGCTTGTCCTTTGACAAGAGCTTTAGCTAAGAACTGATGGCTGTTCATCAAGTAACAGCCGAGTAGGTAAATCAGGATTGTCGTCACTTGCCCACCTTCTCACTCTTGTTGAACATCTCAGTAATCATCTTGGCGACAATAGTAACCAAGTCGTCACTCTTTAACCGCATAACGACATTACCATCTTCATCTGCAAATGTCAAGTATTCAAGCTTGTTGGTTTTCTTTATCTTCTTGGTCACAACAGCCATTCCTCCGGGATCAAGCCTTGCGGGCTGATGGCAAACTTGATTCCACGCTTGGAGCACCAGTCCGAATAGTGAGTTTTGGATTTCTTGTTGATTGCATTGTTTCTCTGAAAGAGAATGCGAATGTCAAGTTCAGGATGTTGTTCAATCACACGAGCCATCTTCTGACGACTAGCGGCGTCCCAGTAACCCTTCCCCTCTACAATCACCCCATTGGGCAGGATAAAGTCCGGAACGTACTTGTGCTTGGTTTCAGGTACGGTGTACTCAATCACCATTGACTCGTAAGTGTAGTCAACCTCTTTTTGTTCCAAGCACTTCCTGATCTTACGTTCGTAACCGGAGCGGAGCTTACGATCCGCCATCGGCTTTGGTACGCGCTTCTTGTACTTCTTTGGCATACTCTTTCAGTTCCTTCCATTGGTCACTTTGTAGGATTTCTTCAAAGCGTTTGTCGTATTTGTCAAGTTTGGCAAGTGTTTCGTGTATATTTTGATACATACGTCAACTCGCTGGTGGCTCAATATCAGACACACCATCCCAAGGAATGCGTGTGTATCTGCGCTTCAGATACAGTTGTGCCTTCGCTAGACAAGCATTGAAGTTTGGACCTATGGCTAGAGTAGTCGGTGGTTGCAGACTATTATTATATTCCTCGACACAAATCCAATGCCCTGTTACTTCATCTTGCATGAAGTAGAACTGACTTTTAGCACCAGTCATCTATCACACTCCCGGGTCAGTCATGCGTTGGAACCGACACTCCATACGTTCCCTTTGAGAGATGCACACTACACCCCACTGGTCATCCAGCTTTTCAATCTGGTCTTGGAGTTTGTAGTGTTGGAGTCGGTACTCTGTTGCGTAAATCGCGATGAGGAATCCGATAAGCATGAACACACCAGCCCAACCAGAACCCATAAAAAGATCAAGCATCCACTTCTTCACTTCTGTACCTCCAAAAAGTAATCCCAATTACGAAAGGCGGCTACGACTTCATAGCCGTCATCTGGCCCGTTAACACACTCAAGTACACAACTACCGTTCTCTACATTGTTTACGTCGATTCGGTGGCAAGTGACGACTTTCGACTTACGCTTACTAATCTCACCATCCCAATCGGTGTAGTACACTCTGTACTTGTTCAACTGGTTAGTATCGGACACCACATTTCTCCTTTTTTCTTTCGCATGTACAACAACCGACCTACCTCGGTGTAGGCTTCAAACCACTTATCCCCGTACTGCTTTCGGTACTCAGCTTCTACGGCCATAGCACATTCTATCTCGTTTGTACAGTGCTCTAAAAGCTTTTCTGATTTCTTTTCTCCGAGCCCTTTGATACCGGGGATGTTATCGCTAGAGTCACCCCACAGCATTTGCTGATAGAACCACTTCTTTCCTTCAAACTCGTCAACCCAGTAGAACTTGTTTTTAGGGTAGTTGAAGTGCCACCCTTGGTGTTGGTCTAGGTCCTTATCAATATGGACTAGAACGGGGTTTAATCCCTCTTCAAAAGCCTCTGTGAACTCAATACCACAAGTGTCGTCTGCCTCTTCATTGTCTGCTACTTCTGCTCCCCAGTTATTCAGCAAGTATTCACGACACGCTTGAAGGTGGACTGGTTTAGGAAGGACCCGATTACCTTTGTACGGCTTGATAGTTGCAATCTCAAACCGGAAGTTCTTGTCACCACCGATGTGGAAAGTATAGGCATCTGGTTGGCACATGTCAAAAATCTTGTCAATGATCGTCTTGACGTTGTGTAGTGCGTGCTCAACCGGACTCTCGTCACCCGCCCCCGCTGCTGCTCTGTAAAGAATACTGTCCGCGTCAATCACCGCAAGCCCGTAGCCATCTTCAACATCTACGTTCTCGATTTCATCTTTTGCTATTTGTTCCATTCTGTTCCTGTTGTACAGTCTGTTCCTTTCACACCAAGGACAACCACCGTTGTGCTCACAGCTACGGGAGATAGCGGGATTGTACCCGTCCCGTTCTCTCTTCCCGGTTCTTTTGTTTCTTCGGTAAGTGTTTGCCATGTAGCCACTCTACTGTGAACCTAAGACATTCTGCAAGCAGTTGGGTCTCGTGCCAAACATCTGCCGTTTGTTTACTTCTGGACTTCCAGTGGACTCTTTTCGACAATGCAAGTCTCCCCGCTATTCTGGACATACGCCCCATCTTCTAACGTCCAAACACCATACTGACTAGGACGACTACCAATAACGGCGTTAGGTGGGCTCATGTACGAAATCTCAAACGCACTGTTGTAGCAAGTGAGTGAGTTACGGATACTGTCCTTTGCGACAGTACCTCCGATCACCAGGAACCACAAAGCAAGAAGAGTTTCAAACCAACGTCGCGACAAGAACTCTTTAATCTTCTGTACCATACTCATCATCTTCTCCTTGATCGTCCTTCCACTCGTTCAAGTCGTCAAACGCAATGTCCTTGAAGGATCGCTTACGTTGCTTGTGTGTCTTGGGCTTGTGGTACTTGTGCATTTCTTCTGCTACTGGGTTACGCTTGGCTTCACGGAGAAGACGGCGTAGGCGGTTATCGAGTTTGGGGCTCATTGCTTGGGGCTCATGTCTAGGATCACTCTTCGTCACTTGTTACCACATGCCTTGAACATTTCCACTTCGGAAATCAGCTTCCCAAGAAGCTCGTGATACCTTTTCTCGGAGTTGTTTGATTTCTTCTATCGCAGCAACAATATCACCGTCGTACAATGTATTCAGCGGTTTTTCATAATAACCTATTACTGTCCCATCGTAGTCAGTAATGGCCTCAGTGAGAACTGTAACAATGTCTCGACTATTCTTCATCATATTTCTCACATTCAATGTAGTGGTCAAGCAAGGCGTTCTGGAACTCAAGCAGTTCAGATTGGCTCCCGAACTCTTGTTTGAACGCCTCTGGTTCTAGTGCGTAACTTGGACCCATGATTTCCCTTACGTCTTCGTACTTGTGCCCACACGGCACCTGTCCTTCATGGTGATATGGGCACTTGGCAATTGTGTAGTCGTGACCAAGACGCTTCTTTCCGCTGATGATGTGGTGGATTTGTGGTGGGTTCTGGTGGATACCTCGGAGAATACAAGGCACACATCCGATAGCCGACATGCGCTCAAAACGCTTCTGTTGTGCTTTGGTCGGTGGCTTCGTGCTGTGTTGCATCTAGTTCCTCTACTGTCACTGTGTAACCAAGGGCTTTTAGCAAGGCTTCAAAGCTTGGGGCACATGCCGAATTTACAACGTACTCACCTTCGTTCTCGGTTGTCTTGAACACAAGCCACTTTTGGATTTCAGACATTATCAAGACCCCACTTCTTCTTCAGCTTTTCAAACAGTTCTTTCTCTTGTGCGTCCTTCTTTTCCTTTTGCTTCTTTGCAGATTCCCTTGCCTTTTGTGTACGCTTCATCTTAGCTTCTAGCTCTTTTGGAGTCATCGGGCGGTTATAGTAGATATACCATTCGTAGTAGCCATCGTTGTCGTATCCATATTCTTTCTCACTATCAATTTTGATATTTTGATATCCAAGTTCAGCTTTTTCGGCTATGACGCTTTCTACTTCGTAGACGAAAGATTGGATGGAACTCCAATCATTGTAGTGCGTCTTGTAGATTTTCTCTTTGACCTGAATCATTTCAGACATGCGCCCACCCCATTGCACTAGCTACAGTAGGAAACAACTCAACAAGTTTACCCTTCACAGCGTTAGCAATCTCTCGATGCTCTTTCTGTGTACTCTCGTCACACCGCACTTCAACGTAGTGAATCCAACTACGAAGCGTACCGTTCACGTACATACGACTAGGCGTAAGACCCTCTGGAAGCAAAGCACGAGCGACTTCCTTGGCGACGCCCTCTTGAATTGCAAACTCATAAAAATCCCTAGCGTCATCCATAACACACTTTTGAAGTCTTTTCCATGTGTTGTTTAGCCACTCACCCTCACAAGGAAGACTGTTCTGCCTGTTCTTTTCGTCTTGCAATCGACACTCACGGTACACCATGTCACCCAGTTTGTCAACAGTTTGGTATCTCTGTGAGAACTCTTGAAAGCTGAACGAACGGTGACGGAGAATCTGACGAGCAATGTCTCGCGTGGTGTTAATCTCCAAGCACAAGTTAACCATCTCAAACGGGGACCAATGTCCGTTATCCAGCATGTACTTCAACAGTTTTGTATAGTCCGGGTTCTCTTGGTTATCTGGATTACTGACACGAGCGATGTACGCTAGATGCTTCTCTGCGTCAGGTGTTACCCACACTACTTCAACGGTCATCACCACTCCCACTGATTACGTTACGTTGCTTACGGTCTTCTAGCTTTTCGATGTTGTGGCGCATGACGGATTCAAGATCAAAGCCATAGTAGTCACTAAGCACAGCACAGAACCACATCACGTCCCCTACTTCCTTCTTGATGTTCTGGCGAGAGGCTTCGCTTTCCTCCACACGACTAGCCCCATCTCTGATCCACTTGGCATACGCCCCCGCTACTTCCCCTGCTTCACTACAAAGACCAGTAACTAGATAAGCACTGTTAAGACTGGTAGGAAGAGCGTACTCTAGACACTTCTGTTGGTACTCATTGGGGCTCATGTCAAACCTCTCGCTGCGGAAACATCTTGATCTTACCATTCCAACCCGGAAAGGTAGGAACCGCGTGCTGTTCGAAGGTGAACGTGTCGTCGTCCCATTGCGTCATGCGCCCACAGTGAATCCAATGTGTCTTCTGTTCACCGTTAGATACCTTGTAGTCACGACCAGCACAAGCGTCAAACTGCTTAATCATCTTACTCATCTTTCTTCTCCTTATTCAGCGTGTCAATCAGCTTTTCAAGATAGTGCTTGGCTTTCTTCACGTCTTGAACTCCACCCTTTCCAACGCCTTCACTGTTGAACCGAGCAAGATAAGCAACAGCACTACCAAGATAGTAACCTACTTTCTGGTCACTTGTCAACCAGTCATCAAGTGCAGCCCAAGGCTGTACCTTCATACGCTTGTAGTGATCGCCACCTACTTGACGGTTGTCGGGAGAAGTTGGGTCGCATGTCACGTTTCCGTTCTTTTCCGTCATGTTCGGAATCAAAGGCTTCACTAGTGGATTACCAACCGTGTCGTACAAACCCATATCTTCTGCTTCTCGAACCATCTCATCAAGGATTTTCTTTCGTTTTTCCTTGCTAGGATACTTAATACCCTTTGAAACCCCCTGTACGGGCAAGGAAGGGCTGTTGCCAGAGGGGGTCGGTAGGGTAGTAGCGGGTTGATCTTGCGATTGCTCTTGGGCTTCCTGCTTCGTTTTAAGAGGGGTCCCAAACTTCTTGATGTCCTCCGCTGTGCAAGCAGAGTACACCCACTCGTTACCTGCCCACAAATAGCACGTCTCCTCGCCTGCCTTGTAATACATACCGTAATATTTGTGTGTTGCTTCATCTTTGCTTGGGTACATTTTGCTACTCATGTTTTACAAATCCTAGAAAGAAAGAGGGTGAGATTGCTCCCACCCCAAAAATGTTACGATTCTGGACATCCGCCCCAACGGTTACAAGTCTACATTAGCTCCAACAGAGACAGCCCAGTTACGCCAGAACCAAGTCACGTTATCGTCCGTAGTACCGTCCCACCAGATATTGTACACATAGTGATCGGTACGTTCAGTACCAGCAATCGGTTGACTGTTGTACCCGAACGTGTCAAAGCGGCGCTTGAACTGCTGAAACGCTTGAGCACTTGGACGCTGGATCGCGTTGTTGGCTACATTGTCTCGATAGCTAGGAGGAGCACTCGGGCTGAAGTCAGGGCTTAGATTATTCTGATCCCAAACTACCTTGACAAAGCCGTTCTGCCCGTACTGACCTCGGTACTCCGTCTTTGGATAGTCTCGGTTCGTCATCATCACCGTACCAAGAACGCTCTTGGTTTGCCACACGATGTTGTCAACAAGGATGTCTTCGTTCTCGTCTTCCACGAGAGGAGCAAAAGTACCGAAGTCTTCCAACGCACTCTTTACTTTGTCAATGTTGAGGAAAGCAGTCTTCGGGAACTGCTGTTTCAACCAGTAAGCGATGCAGTGGTACATGGGAATCTGGTCAGCGATGACCTTGTATCCCTTCGCGTAAAGCTCTTGTCGGAGTTCGTCAACACCCTTGGAGCGAGGAGCACCTGTAGGGGTATTGTAGAACCAGCCAGTCTCTTCGTCGTAGTGTACGACAGTTTCAACAGTGGGGATGGGTGACGTGTCTCCATCCGTAGTGTTAAGACTCTGGACATCTGCCACAAATTTGTTCACAAGTTCTTGCAATGATGAGTTAGCCAATTGTATTTCTCCTAGTTATCGAATTGGGCAAGCGCCCGTAGTGCAATCAAGCGAAGGATCAAAGTCAAGACTTGCTGCTCCTGACGTGACCGGGGTTGTTCGTGCTACAAGTGCGTCGTACTCTTCTTTCGTAATCTCTTCAAGCGGCGCTTGGTCAAATCCGTGGTCACTGTGAAGCAAGAACGAGAGTGTCTTGAAATTTTTGTTCCAGTGCTTCTTCAGGTATTCTTTAATCTCCGGAAGTTCTTCGATCTTGTAATACACCGTACAAGACACTGAGTTGTCTGACCATTCCTTCTGCAATCTGCGAACAACTTCAAGCTGGTCAACGGCGCTCATGTCACGCGCCAACACTGCGTGTTCGCTGTGCCTGAACGGAAACGAGACTACAACCGTACTACGATCCTCTGACCCGTCAAAGTTACGAACGTACTCAATGTCGTAACCGTGATCTCGACAAGTCTTAGCTAGATCGTGGTCCGCTGCAATACGAATACGGCGGATCATGTGCTTCGCGTAAGCCGGATGACAGCCCGGAGTCACACCCGGCAGCAAACTAAGCGTACCTGAAGGCTTCTGTGTCGTCAACTTAATCGACTTGTTGATCCCGTGCTGTTTGCTGTACTCGTTGTCCAGTTCACGAAGCTGAAGGTAAACATCGGACAACCACGATTTTTGTTCTTCGGTACACTCCATGTATCCCGTAACGCCAATACCCATGCGAAGGTTCTTATGAACCACTTCTTCCGTTGCCTTCTGATGACACGGCAACAAGAGAGCACCTTTGCAAACCTTGTAAAGCGTACTTGCTACCTTGAACAGTTCCTCTTTTGATTCGATGTTCGGAAGGAAAATCTCGGCAAGACAACAAGTCTCCCAAGCGTTCAGCGACTGTTCAGCACAAGGGTTATAACCACGCACAAGCGGGTCTTTGTATTTAGTGTCTCCAATCCGTCCTACGTTCTGACTTAGCTTCAGGTTAATCAACCCATAAGGCTCACCAGAGCCATCGTACCCGTTCCAAATCTCATCGGGAAGAAGATTGATGTCGTTACACACGACACTGTTATTGGACATCTGCCGCCAACTTGGGATGTTACCGAGTGCCCAGTTCTTCGCACGAAGAAACTGAAGATCATCTGCGTCACCAATTGCAATCTGTGCGCTGCGTCGGACGTTACCGGCAACAACAATCTTACCGATGATGTTCAGGATGTCCAGACAGTCAATTGGGCGAAGCTGTTTTCCTCGTCGTTGTTCAATGACGTTGCCAATCTGCTCAATACCCCAAACCAAATCTTCTGGTCCACTTGCAACACCACCGAACCCCTTGATCGGAGCCCCTTTACCACGGATCAACTGCGTGCTGTACGTGAACGTGTGTTTGTCTTCTGGCTTGAACGCTGCTCGAATCGTGTAGTCAAGCAGTTTGACCCATCCTTCGCGTGTGTCGCTAACAATGAAATCTGCGCTTGCGTCGTCCTTTCGCGTTGGTGTTTCAAATTCTTCTCGAACAGGCGGGAGCTTGTAGACGTATTCTCGCTGGATGTTGTAGCCAACGCCGCTGCCAAGCATCAAGTTGTCAAAGGTCCAAGTGAACGCTTCAAGATTATCGACAACCGTGAACGCACAGTTCATCAAACTGGCAAGGCCAAGACGCTCAACTGTCTTTGTCCCCATCTGCCACAGGAACCGCCCTGCTACAGTACCCTTCAACTTCAACATCGTATCTCGAAGGTACTCCGCGTCTTCTTCGTTCAACGGGACGGGAAGGTTCTTACTGGCGTCTACTACGCGATTAACAGTATCAGGCCAATCTTCAAGGGTTCCGTCCTCTTGTGTTCGAGCATAGGTTCGGCGGTACGTCAGCCAACCGACACTTGACCACGGGGTTACAATGTCTTCCTTGTTGTTATCTAGTGTCACGTATGTTGTTCCTCCTTGTTTGGGCGCATGTTCAGAATCAATGCGTTAGACATCTTCTCCGCTTTCTTCCGTTGTGTAACAGCTAAACACACGACCGTTCACTTGAAATTTCTCAAGCTGAAGACAGTCGTGAACGATGGTGGTTTGTGCTTGCTGATACGCGACATATGCCACCAAAGCAGTCACAGCAACAGCACCTAGAATAACAAGACCATCGACCTTATCGCGGCTCATGTCAAGAATCCTCTGGAAGTTTCGGAATCGGAATCCAAAGCGTCGGGGTAAAAGCATCTCCAAGGGAGTCTCTGGCAAAAGGCTTGCTGCGTCCCTCAAACCAATACCCCACTCCAAAATCGAAACCGTTTGTGCAAAAGAAATCAGAGCTATCCTTCGGTGCTGTCTCAATGAGTTGCCATTTGCTCAATTTACTACTCCTTTCAATCGCTTTGAAACAATGTCAAAACTTACAGAGCGTGTAACAGGGTTACTTGCAGTCAAGTATTCAAACAGACACTCGGCATCTGTCGCACGTCGGTTAGATGGCTGCTCAAAGTCTTTGACTGGAAGGTGAGCAAGCAAGTCCTTGAACGATCCAATCTGACTCACTGTGATTCCTCTGGATAGTCAAGAATGTAACCGATACTGTGAATGTGATCCATTGCTGCTTTGTTGTGTCCGATGTATCTGTCCAACTTCAACTCACTTCCGTATCGTCCTGCTAGAAGTGCTTGTTCGTACAAGCGTAGTACGTGTTCTTTGATTTGTTCTGATTGTTGGGTAGTCAGGTTGGGCATATGTCGTGTGTCCGTTTAGATCGCGCGGCTGGCAGGAATCGAACCCGCATGTATCCAATTAACCTTTCAAGCGGGTAGAAGCCGCAGGGTATACAGCCGCATAGAAAAGAAAGGGCGCACTTGACATGCGCCCCAAAAGCTTACTTACCCTTACCTCCGCCCTTCTTGCCCTTACCCTTGCAAGCTGCCTGCACGATCTTACGCGCCTGACGACGAGCACTATCTCGACTCACGTAAGTCTGAGCGCTGATGTACTCCTTACCGTTGAACAGGATGCTGGATCGGAAGCCTTCGTTGGTGATGACCGGGTCGTTCGTTTCAATGTTAATCAAAGTTGTTCTCCTCGTTTAGCGTAAGCGTAGTATTGTACTGCTGTGTTTTCCGTAGCACCCATTTCCTTGAGTGCTTGGATGATTTCGTCTCGGTTCTTTCCGTCCTTGAACAAGCGAACCGCTGCTTGTCGTTTACTTTCCTTGATGTTAAAAGCTCCCGGTGGTCGGGTCACAACTTACCTCCAATAGAAAGGGGCACATGCCGAGAATGGATTTTGCTAAGCTTGAAGACCCAAGTCTTCTAAACACCGGACCCGATAGAACAAGTCTACCAGTTTCCATTCACAAAGCCAACCTAAGACATGCGCCCACATAAGTTGACGAGAGGGGCGGTACAAGAAAGGTTGTCTTGTATCTCACTTGTCGCGATCAAGCCGCTGTTCCCTCGTCTGCTAAAGGCTAAGCCTAGGCGGGTTCTCCCACCCCATTTGGGCATCACTCTAGCCGTCAAAGGCGTAATTTAGAACGGGATTTCATCCTCGTGGAACGGGTCTTCTTCCGGCTCCTGTTCCTTTCGGGGGGAGGGCTTAGAGGCTTTAGCTGCCTCCGTAGTTCCACCCGGATTCTGAGAACTGTTGAAGAACTTCAGCGTCAGTTCATCACTCTTGGCTTGGAGTTTAGCAAACGTGTCCGGAAAGTCCTGATACCCGACACTTGCCCCAACAGCCAAAAGCGCGTTAGCACTGTTACGTGCTGCTTGCCAACTGATACTACGGTCCTTAGCAGCCCAATCAGTTTGGGCAGGTGCCGAGGATGAACCACCAGAACTCGGATTCTGGACACTTGCCCCCGCTACCTTCTTGATGTTACCCGCATTCCAGTAACCTTTATCGTTCTGTTCTGCGTCAAACTCTACAAAATCACCCTTTACACCCGGAGACTTCAATCCTGCCCCGTACCAAGTGTCGTTCACCTTCATCGAGTAGTAGGTCTTGCCCTTGTACTCTTTCGTACTGACTGCTTCAATCTTACCCTTAATCAACTTACTCTCTCCTCGTAGATTTCAATGTGTGGATGCCCAACTGGACCCCACCTTGTATTCGCCAGTCAACGGTACTCGCATTTTCAACATGCGCCCCGCACTCTCAATACTCCTTACTCCCATCTCACCAATCTCTTCAGCAAGATGTTCAGGTACTTCCCAAATCAATTCATCGTGGAACCACCCAACGCGGTACAACTTACTGTCCTTATAAACATAGCACGGAACGCCGTCTTTGTCAAGCGTTATTCCACCCAACCACTTGTCCATGAAGATCGTGCTGTACTCCATTGCAATTGCACCGCAGCTTTGGAACGCAGTGTTCACAACGCTGTGCTTGGATCGTGTGTAAATCCGTTTACCGTCGATTCCGGGAATCCACTTCTTGTCACCCTTAGTTTCCCAGAACTGCGTAATCCTGTCTCGGAAGATCGCCTTTGGCTTGGCTGCTTCCCAGTACCGCTCTAGCACTTCTTCTGCATCCGGCTGGCTCACGCCCAACATGCTAGCAATCTTCTTGCTTGAAGCGCCATAGCCGGCCGCGTAGTAAATATTTTTTGCTGCATTGCGCCAAGGAACGACTTCCGGATCGTTCTTGTTCCACCGCTCTGTTCCGAGAAGGTGCTTGACTTCCTCTAGGAACACCATCTCTACTGTCCGCATGTGTACGTCACTGTTAATCAGTGTGTCAGCGTAGTCCTTTCCACCTTCATACGGATAACAAAAGTGAGCTTCGACACGTGCCTCTAGGGCAGATGCGTCATATCCAACAAGTGTGTATCCCGGTCGCTTGGCGACGAACAGACTACGCATCTCTTTGCCTAGCAAAACCTTTGGGTCAGCCTTCGGTACATTTACGACTTCCGTGTGCTTCTGTCGTTGGGTCGGGGTGACACCGCTGCTTCCTGCCGTGAGTCGCCCGTCAAACTGCAGCCGTGGACGTTCCAACCACCCTTCTACTACTGACTTGCGGTTACGAAGACTAAGCCACTTGACAATCTGCTTGACCATCGGGCCTTCCATCGCTTCAAGGTTCGGGCAGAGCTTGCCGTTCTCTTGCATCTTTGGTGTGGTCTTGATGTAGTTACCCTTGGCGTCTCGTTCTGGCTTACCTCGTGCGTCCTTCTTAAAATTGAAAAGGGTTGGAATCCACCCAATCGACAACAGATAATCCTTGATGGCGTCTTGGTTTCCGAGGCGCATGACGCCTGTCGTAATCGTCTCCGTACCACCGACAATCGGAAACACTTCGTCCCCAATCTTGATGTCTCGTTGGGTATACAGTTTAGCTCCAACCTTCTCCATCCACTTCTCGAACGTAGAGCTTAGTGTCCCGTCTTTCTTCCACGGCTTAGCTGGAATACAGTATTCCTTTAGTTCCCCTTTGTTCAAAGGACGAGGAGGAAGTTTAGGCTCTACCTCGTTCTCAATCTCAGTCATCATTCCTGTGATCCGATCCCGCAAGCGACATGCGCCCTCGATGTCGAACCCAATACCCGTAAAAGCCTGTTGTCCCATTAGGTGAAAGGACTTGGTACTAGCTAGCCAGTGATCGCTTTGAAAGAACTCGTCGGGGCTCATGTCGAAGGTCGTTGTTCTAGCGTTTCAGTCCAGTGTGCAACATCACTTGCTACACAAACTTCCCCTTTGCTTGATCGCCAGTATGTGCCCCAACAATAGGGTTCAAATTGAAACCAGTTCCAACACCCGTCATCGTCCCTTGCAAGGTAGTTAGCCCAATCGGGTGCATCTTTCCAATCAGGTTTCATCGGTACTCCTCCGGTCGTTTCTCTTTGTACGCAGGTCCATCTTCATAGTTCATTACATAGCTATATTCTGCTTTACCCTCTGATTCTCTATAGAACCACAGACCAGAGGCCGTGTCTAGGTACGGGGAGTTTTCATACCAACCCCACTCAGCAAACCCATCACTTTCACCTTGGTCAATGGCCCACCAGTTAGCCCACGATGGGGATTCGTCCCAATTAGGTTTCATAATTCGCAATGTCCTTTTCAGTGATTACTCGCTCTCTGGATTTACCAACACACTGCCAATATCGAGCCTTGGAAAGATGTTTGTCTGTCCACGTTTCTAGGTAAGTTTGCAATTCAGAGATTGCCTCTTTGCTTGCGTAAAAGACATCTTCTGCTGCTTCTCCAATATCGCCGTACAACTGATCCTCAGCTTGGTCAAGAAGCCAGCTAGCAGACAGATATGAACTCAAATCAACAGGTGCAGTGTCAATCTCGTAGTACACCTTACCGATGTACAATTCACCATCTACCTCTAGGTATGAAAGCAATTCGTCTAGTGACGTATAGTTGAAATACTCATTGTTTGTACTGTAAGCCACCTCAGTTGTTTCAGTATTCATAGCTTTTCAATCTCCTTCAGTAGCATCTTGTACACAGCTTCACAAGCGATCACGTCTTGCTTGCAGTAGGTGACCATCTCGGGGGCGAATGCCGAGAATCCACCCTTGTAGTCAATCTTGTGGCTTCCCGCTAGCTTAGCTAGGTTATCTAGGCTGTGCCCTCCTTCTCGATCCGGATTCAACCGTTGACTCAGAAGCATCGTGTCGATGAACTGGACTTCAAATCCGCAGAAGTTCGACACGCGCCCAACACTGTAAGGAATATCCCACACCTTTCGTAGTACATCAGCATCGTAACACAAACCGTTGTGCCAGATAACACGATCTGGTGTTACATCGTTAATCCATCTAGCGAACGCAACGGCGTCAGTGAACGCACTAACTTCTGCTTCGCCAATCACCTTCGCGCACACCACCCAAATCTTGTCTACGATTGGAAGGAAATCATTGGCTTCAAGATCAATGACGATTTCGGTCATGCGCCCCTAGCCCTCCAAAATCTCCCGTACACGGATGTAGTCGTAGTTCTTTTCAGGGTACTCATCTCCGGAGGGGATGATCCAATAATTACACATAAGATCACTCTCTGGCTTCCACTTCGCAAGCAAGAACTCACGAGGCTCTGGCTTGACGCGGTATTTAAGAGTGCGTGGAAAGTTGAAATCACTAGACAACATATGTTCCCAAGCCCTTTCGAATTCATTAAACCACTGAATCGTCTTTCCCTTCTTACGTGCTTCCATAAGAGAGATGATAAGGTCTTCGTGTTCGTAGCTCATGTCATGTGTCCTAGTTAGAAAATACGCTTGTCAAGGATGCTGCTTGGTGTACACCCGAAATACCACACCAAGCAAAAAGGACCAAGCAAACCGCCGAGCAATGCAACCAAAAGATCACGAATAGTTACAACAGAGTCAAGTTCCCAAAACAATCGAAGCAGAATCACAGTACCGATCAAGCACCACACAACAATACCAATAATCAAAGTCACGTTATCACTCCTCTTCGTTCTTGACGCGGCAAAGCATCGCTGCGTAGTCAACAGCTTTCTTGATGACTTCCCACTCTTCAACGTCAACGCGAATCTCTTGCAGCCCCTTGCCTGCGGACTGACTGATGACCAAAAATTCACCACCTGCTTCGTCCACAATCTCGACATACGTCGCCATCTCAGAGAACAGCGTCTCTTTCTTGGGGACAACGCACCACTTCACTCCGCGAACTTCAAACTTGCTCTCAAGAATACTCATTTTTGCAACTCCACTGTGAGTAGAAAACCAAGGGCTGATACTTCTTCTAGGTTGTACGGTTGTTCTCTTCCAACAACAGGGTCAACACGACGAATGTACTCTATCCACTTCCCGCAATTAGTGCAACTCTCGTAGAAGTTCATCACACTTTGCGGTTCAACTACGCCAAGGGTGCAAGGTCCATCCTTGGACTGGTACATATTGGACATGTGCCCACAGTACGGACAAGGTAAGTTGACGTTAACGTAATCAAACATTCCCATTGTGTTCAAACTCCTCAAACCCAAACAACTTCAATCGTCCTGTCTCGTGATTGTATTGGAGGGTATCAGCCAAGCCAGTAAACCCGATAGAGCGGTTCTTCAGTACGCGAATCTTTACCAAGTCCTTGTCGTCACCTTGCTGGTTACGCTCCAAGGCCCACACGTTGAACGACATCTGCTCAGCGCCAGCACTGCCTCGAAGATCAGTAAGTTCTACTTCGTCTCCGTGGTTCAGTTTCTTACCTTGAACGCGCTTGAGATGGATAATAGGGATGATTCCAACACCAGTCTCCACGCAAATCTGCGTCATCGCTTCAAACAACTTATCGATGTCTTTTCGCTCGTTGTCTGACTCATTGCCTGCAATCACCATGCTAACGTGGTCCAGTACAATGAAGTCTACCTTCAACACCTTAGCAAAGTAAAGCATCTTTGCACGAAGCGTGTTGGGATTGATACTTCCCCAGTGCTTGAAGAAGTGCATCCGGTTACTGCGAAACATCCAATCTACACTGGCTTCGTAGTCTTCGTCCTTGATAACTTCCGTGTTGAAGATGTATCGATACGCTGGCACGTTGTTGTCCATCGCGATGTAAGACATAGCTACGTCTTCCATCTGTGTCTCTAGTGCGATGTTTGCAATAGAGTGACCGCTCTTTGCTACGTGGTACGCCAGTTCCTTGACAAACGTACTCTTGCCAATACCGCTTGCAGCAGTTACAAGGGTAATCTCACCCTTACGAAGTCCCCACGTCATCTTTTGCAGCTTAGGAAACGGCATCTCCACACCCGGCTTCTTTGCCTTGCGCAACCGAGTGAAGTCCAAATCCTTGCCTTCAACAATCTCCTCCGGATGGTACGCCTTGCACCCGTAAATGCAGTTGAACCACTCATCTTCAATACCGTCCTCAAGACACTTTCCTGTGTCCTTACGGGGAAGACTAGCAATCGCCACACTGGTCTGACTGCACAACGCATCTGCCAAAGCCTTAGCCGTGGCTTTACCCGGCGCGTCGTTGTCCAGCATCAGCAAGACTTTCTCGTGCTTGACGATCCATTCTAACTCTTTCAGGGTCGTCGTGTCCAGAGTCCCTTCTTCGTTTGCTCCGTTCGGAAGAGAGCAAATGTTCCAAGCCTTACCTTTCTTCTTCAGGATTTCCCAACCAGCAAGACAGTCGTGTTCGCCTTCAACAAGGATCAACAGCTTGGCGTTGTTCTTGCACTGCGCTTGTCCGAAAAGACCCTTAATCTTCCCCACAACGCTGAATTCTTTTGGAAGTGTGCGCTTCTTGTATCCAACCACAGTTCCGTCGTGATCGTGGTACGGGTAGTACACTGCCTTGACAGTACCGTCCATCTCGTCAATCTCACTACGAACACCAAAGCGTTCCATAGTAGACTGGGTGATCTTGCGGTGGCTCATGTCGCGGATCGGGTACGAGTTAACAATCTGGACGTTTACACTGTCGCGGGTAAAGCCTCCTTTACTACGATTCTCCACATGCGCCCCCTCTTCTAACCTAATCGTCTTTTGCTCTTTGAAACAAAATCCAGCTTTACCATCCGGATAAAGCAACAGGTGGTTTCCGGTCCGATCCTCCCCTTTACTCCTACAGCTGGGACAAGCTATTCGCTTTCGATTGTTCACGGTCGCTTTGCTCCCTTCGCGCTAGCGCGCTTTGTCACCTGTCGCTCAGATAATCGGCATACGCCTCAGCTGCTTCAATCCTGTCCTCTTCCACAAGACGATCCATCTCACTGTCAACGTACAGTTCAACAAATTGGTTCTTCAACCGTTCAATCTCGCTTTCAAACGCATCTGGTTCGCCGTGGTACAGACGGTACGCAACGTCTTGCAGTTCAAGAGATGCGAGGTAGTTTACTACACGTTCGGTGTCCATGTCTTTCCACTCTTCTTCGAGACGTTCTTTGGCGCACGTCCAGAGTGCTTCGTCATCGTACTCAGGCGGGTCGTAGTATCTGTGGCTCATGTCCCGTGTCTCACGTTAAACAAACTCAACTTGACGAAACAAAGCAATCTCTCCTCGCACCGACGATGCCTCTGCCTGTGTCCGGGAGCAATAAACAGCATCAAAAGTACCGTCGTCCCTCAGGCGGGTCCAGAACTCCCGCATTTTTGGCTTCACACGGTAATCAAACCGAGAGAAGTCCCACGTCTCGGCATGGGAAGTAAAGGGAGTCCAGCTACCTTGCCCTTTTGATTTCCATTCAATGTCCTTTCCATCTTTCCTAGCTTCGATGGCTTCAAGCATCGCATCGTAATTATACATGTCGATTATCCTGCGTTACCTGTGAATTGCACTACTTCGATGATTTGGTCAGGGGTCATATAGTGGCTCATGTCGATTTTCCTAGTGCTTGTTGGAATCCTTTTTGGATTTCCTTGGCCCGCTCGGCTAAGGCTTTCCTACCGATTGTCTCGGCAATTCGTGCTGCCAAATCCAGCAGATAATCAGGCATGTCTTCCTCACCTTGCGATTGCCTGTAACCTGCATCCCCGATCAAGGTATAAACGTCAGCCTCATTAAGATTCATCGTTGTTGATCCTCGGCAAGCGCGTTAGCGCGACCACTGTCCACCCACTTTACACGCGATTGGGACGCATGTCAAGGGTCAATCTGGACGACTACAAAGTATGGTTTAGCCTTCTCTCGAATTGTGTCGTACAAAGCCTTGTTAGCCAGTTCGTGAGTGAACACGGGACGGTCAAGAATCTCTTCGATGAACTTGTGCATTTCACTGAACGATCCGAGCATGTAGCCAGTGTAGGCAGAGACGATAGCAGCTTCACGTGGAGTCACAGGTAGTTCCTCTTTGTCAGTTGGCACAAATCAGATGGTCAAGGGCTTTTTCATATCGACCCCGCAAAGACGCACTGATGTTCTTGCTTCGATCATCACGCAAGTTATCTCGAATGTCAGCAATCTTGACGTTAATGGCAAGATCATTCCCAGATGAACAGATAGCAGCGATGTACTCTTCGTAGGTCTCGCTCTTGTCCCGAGTCAGTAAAAGAAGCGCCTGCTCTTGTTTCTCGGTCAGAGATTTCCGGATGTGTTCAATACTGTCTCCATCTTCAAAGACATCGTGAAGAACAGCGACAACACGTTCATCTTCCGTTTTCATCGAAAGCATGACGCGAAGTGAATGAAGAATATAGGCTTCCCCGCCCTTGTCGATCTGATACCTGTGTACGTCACAGGCGATTTTGATTGCGTCAGTCAGGTTCACAGCAATATCCTTTATTGGTTGGCACGATAGTTGCTTACAGTCAGAAACGTGTGAAGAAACCACGTTCCCAACACTTGTTGAAAAGCCACACAGAGCCATCAAAGGCTTTCTTTCCATCTTCATCGTGAACGACTACTCGCTCACCGTCAAAGAAGACAACAGCCAGCCCCATTGCTCTGTGTTGAACACGGAATATTTGCCACATACACCCTCCGATTCCGGACATGCGCCCACACTTGGCACGATTCTTGTTACGCGCGTGGTAATAAAAGCTCTTATACTATATACTAGTATATATACTTACTTATATACTACAAACAAACCAAAAGAAAAGAACAAAAGAAGAAAAGATAAAAGCTCTAAGAGCTCTTAAAAGATCAAAGAATGTTGTGTGTCCTCCGTTCCGCCTTCGGCTCCACTCCGGACACCATTACACCACTTGCGTCTTCAAAAACCTAGTTGCGATTCCATTCGTGGTCGCAGTCGGGGCAGCGGTAGGCGACGGTTCGATCCTTATCCCGATCATAGATCGCAATCTCCCGCTGCCATTCCCCTTGCGTCTCTGTAGCCCCGTAACACTCAGCGTATTCCAGCGCGTCCTTGCGATTCCCGTACTTCCGCATCCCTGTCTCAAAGACCAAACCACCAACCAAACTAACCCCACAGTTAGGGCAGAAATTAGCACCCACTCTAAAACCTCCTAGGAAGCCCAAGAAGGGCTGTTGTTGTTGACCCAGTACCCTACTACCGACCCCCTCCCTGATCGTTCACTCCTGAGCCTTACAGGAGCTTTTAGAGGGCATCTAGATTAGAACCACGGGAAGCCAGTTCAGATTTCAAGTAATTGATGATCTTGGTCAGGTGAGCCGATTCGTTTTCGCCGTACAGGCAGCAGACATGCGCCACCTTAGCCCAATACGCTTCCAGTTCTTCGTTAGTCACTTGTTGGCTCATGTTACTTATCCTTTGGTGGAGTGGGTACGGGCATCCAATAGGTAGCGTCTCGAATACACGTTGGTCCGGATTCAATTGACTCGTAGAGCACATTGTCTGTGGATAGCTTAACTCGCCTGACGTTGGTAACGCGCTCCCTCCGATCCGAACGCCAAACATCAATAGCGGTTCCATCCATCGGAGCCGTCTCAATCGGTTGCCACTTAGTAGTAGTCATCGCACCCTAACTCCTGAAGCTTGGTTTCCAGTTCGACAATACGATCTTTCAACTTCTCAATCTCATTGAGATACTTTGTACGTTCTGCGCTGAACTCCTGTTGCCAATAGGCAGCCTCTTCTCGTTCACACTCAGTCACGAAGTCTGCTTTCTCACCCGATCCGTCACATGCGTCCCAAATAGCACCTACATCCACATCAACAGTCAGAACACCATGAGAGACATCAAGATTACACCATTCACTAGGGTAGAGCTTCAATGTTACAGGATTCATGACATGCGCCCCTAGTTGTCCAACCAATCTACTTCTGCATCATACGTCCAAAGAGTATCCTCAAACGGATAATCTAGTGCTTGTGTATGATGATGTCCTGATTCATCAAATCCAATGTATTTGTACTTCAATCCTTGGTAGGTAAACGTATCACCCGGAGATAGGTCAGTCAAGCTAGGTGCGTGGATAATGTCAGGATCAATACAACCGTTAATCATGTTCATCAGATTCCTCCTCGATCCTCGGCATACGCCGCAAATCAGCAAGTGAAAGGTATCCTACTTCATCTTGGTTGTCTAGTGTGTCTTCTACGAACTGGATAATCTCTAGGGGACTCATGTCAAGGAACCAGCAAAATCACAGCTAGTTGTACCGCATCTTTCCCAATGACTAAGAAAGACCCGTCATGTAGTTCAAGAGACAACCGGTTTGCTTCGGGAAGAAATTCCTCAATCTGTTTTCGTGTTTTTTCCGCGTCTTGTCCTTCGACATCTTTTCCGATGTACGTCTTCCCATTGTACTCAATTACCATCCTCGTCATGCGCCCACACTCCCTAGCAACACAGCAATAGCGTTAACGATACCAGTGACAGCCAACATCAGACATGCGCCCAAAATAGCCATCACAGTAACAACCACAACACCAATCGCAAACCTAGTCATTGTCCCACCACCTTGTAGGCTACGATGTCTGACCCATCTTGAACATGATTCCATGCGCAACACCCGGCAGCCCCTGCCCCTGATTCGCAGCCATTACGAAAACGAACACGGATGGACATAGTATCCTTAACCGGGCACTCCCCGCCACTCCACGGAATCCAGTCACCATCTTTTTCTTCCGTGTTGTTCAAGTCCCGTACAGCTTGAAGACACTCGTTCCACCCTCGAATATAATCGTCACTCAGTTGCTTCATCGGTTCAGGCAGTTTCATTTTAGCTCTCCTCAGTTAAAAATCAGGCTCACCAACACACGACATGAGCCCCTCAATCCACGCATCACAATCTTCAGGATACAGCTTTCTATAGCTAGCTGCTAGTCCTAGTGCTTGATGCTCATTGGGACTCCAAACACGCACTAGATCACCCCGTACAACAGCGTAGACGTGGTAGCTCATGTCACTTATCCTCGGGAGTAGGAACAGGCATCCAAAGTGTAGGTTGTTCATCAAGCTCAACCCACCCCGCCCCAAAGATTGCCCAATTCTCGGCTAAGTAATCCCAAAACACGGTAAACGTGCATCCGATTGCCGGACACCAGACAAGGATAGACTGGTTAGTACGCGGTGCCGTCTCAATTGGTTGCCAATCATGACTCATGACATGAGCCCCCTTTAGTCCACTTTCATCAAGTACACACGAGCACCGTGAACATTAAACTTCACAGTCTCACCCTTCATCACTCGATTGTAGCACTTTTCTGCCTTCACTGAATCTTTGTGGCACATGTCACGGATCGGAAACACAACGTCACTCGGGTCGTAGTACCGAATCGCCTTGCCAGTCCGACTTTCACAAACTGCCTTGATACGCATGTTAGTAAGCCTCTGCCTCGTTTAAGAATGGTAAAATACTCTTGCACTTCACACAGATTTTATTACCCATTAATAAGCCAGAGCCTCCTCTTTCGTTATAAAGAAATGAATCCCATTGGCGCACTCGTTCTGCCAGTCATCAGACCAACTATCCGGGACAACGCGCTCGCCAACGCGATACTCGGTTTTACCGTTGTACTGACTAATCCCTACATCAGCACCGATCACTTCCAACACATCGGCAAACTCAGCACGACACTTGCGGCCAAAGGCATGACTACGCTTTGCTTCCTCGGGGATAGCCAGTTTGACGATGACATTTTCTTGGCACTTCTTCCAGCCGATCAAACGGCCTTCGGGAAGGATACGAGTACGGGAAATAGCCAAATCTGCGTTAAGAGCACCGGAGAGGTTCGCACTGGAGAGGTTCGCACGGGAGAGGTTCGCACCGGAGAGGTTCGCACCGGAGAGGTTCGCAACGTAGAGGTTCGCACCGTAGAGGTTCGCACCGGAGAGGTCCGCACCGGAGAGGTCCGCACCTGCTTTTATAGCTCCACTAACAGCTTCGAGTATTGAGACATAATCTCCTTCGTGGAGCACGGCCTCTGTGAAGCGATGTTTGATCTGGGTTTTCATTTTAGCGTGGGGGGTTGTTTTTTAATTTTGTTAGTCTTTGAGCCACCAAAACTGGCGACCGCGTTTCTGTGCTGCTTGGATCTTGGCGTCCTCCAGTTTGCGTATGACTTCTCGCTTCTGAGCGGCCCGGGCGCTCACTGTTGCTAGGTAGCGGGCGAGCGCGGCCTCTGGGGTGTCTGAAGGGGCTTGGATGGGTGGTGAGGAGATAGAAGGTGCCACAGGTAGAAGATAGTCTTTCAAGTTATCGAAATCAAGCGGCGGAGTGTTTTATTTTTGT